CGGCCTTGCCCAGGTGCTGGGTGAGCTGCTTGTAGAACACATGCCGCTCGAACAGCACCACCGGGCGCATGTCGGTGGTGAACCCCTCGCCGATGCTCTCGACCTGGGCGACGGTGGCCATGGTGGCCAGCGGCAGGCCCAGCAGGTCAGCACCAGCCTGCATGTCATCGATGCGCAACTGGTTGCCCCGCTCGCTGCCGAGCAGGGCGGCCATGGTGCGGGGGCCAGCCTGGCCGATGGCGGTGATCATGTAGTCCCGCTGAAAGGCGAGCAGGGCGCGCTCGGTGGCATCGCCAAACCAGCCATCCGGATCGAGCGGATAACCGGCTTTGGCCAGGCGACGCTGCAGGTCGGCGACAGCGGCGCCGGTATCCCCTTTTTTCAGGCTCATGGTTGAAACCTCCCGTTCAGGTGGCTGGCGGTGGTCGGTTGCTGACGACGGCGTGGCAGCAGGCGCATGACGGATCCGCGGGAACCGATCAGGGCGGTGAGTACGACAGAGGCCAACAGGACGGCGGCGGGGTCAGGAGCGGGCAGTGCCCCGATCAGGGCACGCAGCGGCACGGACCCGGCGGCGACGGTGATGGCCCAGGCCAGCACGGCAGGGAGGGGGCGATAGTCGCCCCCGTTGCGGTTGAAGGTGGCGATGCGCAGCGCGATGGCGGCGCAGATCATGGCGTAGAGGATGGTCAGCATGTCAGCCCCCTTTGCGGAGTTTGAGCAGGTCTTCCGGCGTTTTGCGCAGGATCCACTGCAACAGGTGGACGGCCAGCGCCGAGGCGAGCATTGCGCCGACGGCCCTGGGGACCTCGACGCTGAGTGGCAGTACGCTGGCCAGCATGGCGGCAACCAGCGGCGCCGCCAGTGCCCCCGCCACGAAGGCGGCAACGAACAGGCCCGCTTTGCGCAGGTTGCCCAGCTCGGCGGTGGTGGCGATGAACACCAGCGCCCCGGCGAATGCACCGAGCAGGACGCCGGGGTCTACGCCCGGGAAGAGGGACAGCAACGCCAAGGCGCTCAGGGTGCTGGTTGCTGCACTGGATGAAATGGGTTCTGGCATCGTGCTCTCCTATCGTTTGCCGCCGTAGTGGCGAGCGGTTTGAAATTCGTGGATGGTCTGGCACTCGGCGCAGCGTTCGCAGCCTCGGATCGCTTCACGGCGCGCCTGCGGGATGGTGTTGTCGCAGTCGATGCAGTAGTGCGGGCCGGTGCCACTGATGCGGGCGGCGTGGATGCGGGCAGCGAGTTGCTGCTCGCTGATGTCGGCCAGTCGTTCGAGTTCGTCGTCGAGGCGGCTCATGGTCAGTCCCATAGCTGGATCAGCGGCTGCTCGGCCTGGGTGGGGGCCGCTGGCATTGTGATGAGGGTTCCGGTCGGGAGGATGGGGCCGAGCGCGGCCAAACCGGGGTTGAGTGCGAGCACCTGCTCGGTGATGCCTGCGGTGTAGCCGTAGTGCCGAAACAGGATGAGGTCGAGGGTGTCACCCTGTTGGCTGCGCAGCTCCATCAGATGAGCGCCACGGTGATGTGGGTGGTACCGAGGATGTCGCGAATGGCAAAGCGGGCGTCGCGGTAGAGGTCGTCAGAGCTGATGATTTTGGCATCGGCCCCTTTGACGCCATCACCGGTGGCGCTGTAGTCGGTGTAACGCTCCAGCAGGTTGGCGCGGGTCATGGCATAGATGGCGCGCCGGTAGCTGTGCAGGTGCGCCGATTCGCCATTGATGACCTCGCCCGGTACGGCGGCCAGGGTGGCGACCCCTTCTGCCTCACGGGCGCGGCGCCAGTCAGCCAGATCCCGGTTGACGCTGGTGATGGCGTCGATCACGGCATGCTTGAGGCGGGCCGTGGTGACGGTGCCATCGAGCCGGACGGTGTCGCGCAGGTCAGGCAGCGAGATCGCTGGCCAGAAGGGGCTGGAGTCTATCTCCCCTTCGGCTGGCGATGTGGTGGCATTGGCAATGAATCCGGTGCTCATGGTGTTCCTTTTCCGCTTGTTGGGCGGTGGTCGGGCCGTCTGGTATGCGAAACGCATTCGTCAGGCCCGAGCCGCCCAGGGTGCGGGGTTCGCTCGGTTAGCTGCCGCCGCCGGTGGCGTCGGGCTGCTGTTCTTTTTTCAGTTCGCGCTCGAGCACTTCGAGCTCTTTTTTGATGCCGACCTTGTCGTGCAGTTCGATGGCGCGCCGATAGTGCTCGGCGGCAAGTTGCTTGCGCCCATCGGCGAGGCAGGCGCGCCCTACTGCCTTGTGCAGCTTGGCGCGCACCTGGTCGAAGATGTCGCTGCCGTGCAGCCGGGCCATGTATTGGCCTAGCAACGACGTGGATGGACCCGCTCCGGCTTCTTGTTGCTTGATGGCGGTATCGGCGACCTCTTCGGCGATCATGGTGGCGGCCGTGCGCTCGTAGCGATCAGGGGTACTGAGCCCATGGCGGAGCACGTAGGACGCCATGGGTAGGGCACCTTCCAGATCGCCGGTGTCGAGGGTCCAGAGCATGATGGTGACCAGGACGTCATCCTGGCCGCCGCGATCAGCGGCAAGCAGTCCGTCAATCCACGGCTTGTAGACCGGCAGCATGGTGCGCTTGGCGTCGATCTTGCGCTCGATGCTCTGGATGCTCTTGAGGGTGCGGCGGTGTTCGGCCAACTGCATCAGCTGGAGTTCGTAAGCGTTGGCACGGGCCTGGTCGAACTGGGGACTGGCCGCCCCTTGCAGGGCGGCCAGTGCTCTTTCGCGGTGGCGACGGGCGGGAGTCATACCACCCCCTTACGCGCCGGGGGCCGGGTTCGGCCCCATGACGATGTTTTCGACCAGGGCGGCGCAGTCGTAGTCCTCGACCACGTAGGCGTCATTGGAGCTTTCGTAGTTGACGATGCGGTTGCGCTTGGGCTCTTCCTCGATATGGCGGCGGCGGGCGCCTTCTTGCCAGTAGATAGAGAGGTTGCTGAGTTTGGTGATCAGCAGAGCGTCTTCCGGGAAGAAGGGGACGCGCACAGCCTTGAGCCCGCCGATCTGCTTCTGGCTCACCAGCACCTGGCCTGCCAACTTGTTCTGGTTGTCGCTGGCGTCGTTGATGATGGGGAAATACTTGTCGGACAGCAGCTTGCGACCGCAGATCACCACCAGATCGGTGTCGTCCTGGAACCAGGGTTTAATCAGCTCGTTGACGGCGTCGAACACCAAGGCGTCGAGGTTCTTATAGTCGCCGTCGGTGGTATCCACGTAGATCTTGCCGCTTCCCTCTGTGCCCTCGCTCATGACTTGGGCCGGTGCATCCGTGCGGATGTGCTGCAGCCAACCGATGTTGACGTCTTGCAGCAGGGGGTTGGCATTGCGATCGGTGTCGGGAGCCGCGCTGGTGCCGTGCCAGCCGATCATGATCCGGTCCAGCCCCTGGCGGGTGATGATGGCATCGCGAATACGGGTCTGGAAGTCGGGGAATTTGGCCCACGAATCGAGTTGGGCGTAGCCGATCATGGTGTCGTAGTTGGTCTGGGCGCACTCGTAGTTGTGGTCATACAGGGCGGCCGGGTTGTTGGGCTGGCGGTCCTTGCTATCGGTGTTGGTACGGCCCGCGATGGTGCTGCTGATGCCGATGCCGACCTTCTGCCCCTTGAGTTCATCCACCGGCACCATGTTGATCATGGAAAGGAAGGCGACCGACTCCTGCATCTTGGTTTCCAGTGTCTGCTGGACGCTGGGCTGCACGTTGAACTGCACCATGGCGCTGGTGATGGCGTTGAGTTTGGCCACCTGGCCGGTGAACTCGTTGAACTTCTGGCGGGTTTCGTTACGCATGGATGGGGTCCTTAGCAGTCAGTTTGAATGGAGGTGCCATCGCTACCGGTGGCTGGCTGGCGCTTGTGGCTGAAATCTTCCTGGCCTTCCAGCTTGGCGGTGAGGTCGGCCAGCGCCTTGGCGGTAGCATCCTGTTTGCTGGTCAGCTCGGTGATGGTCTTGGCCTGCTCGGTGAACTTCTTCTGCAGGTCGGCATCGAGGCTGGTCACTTCTTTCGCGACGGTCTCGACGGCCTGGTGCACGTCGGCGAACTGTTCGCCACTGGCCTGATCGCGGCGGGTGAACATGCCCTTGACCTTTTCGAGCAGTGACGGGCCTTTGTCGCCCTCTTCGGTGAATTCGACTTCGGTTTCGATGGCGCAGGTAAACAGGTTGGTCGATTTTTGCTTGCGCGCAGCCAGCGGACTTTTGTCGCCAGCACCGGCGCAGAACTGGAGGTATTCGGTACCGAGGCTGGCGGGGGTGTTGGTCACTGCAAGACCTACCAGGTAGGCCTCGCCGGTACCGGCAAAGTCCAGATCCAGCTCGACGGAGGTGTAAACCTTCTGGCGGGCTTTGTTGAGTTTGATCAGGTCTTCGGTCGGGTCGATATCGGCGAACAGGGCCATTTTCTTTTCGCCGTCGATCTCGACCTCTTCGGCATAGACTGAGAGCACGTCGCCATAGGCGCGAAAATCGCTATCAGGGAACGGGCTGAGGTAGTGTTCGAGGTTGACGCGGGCGCCGTACTTTTCGCGGTTGTAGTTTTTGGCTGCCTGGGTGAGCCATTCCGGCGCGATGGTGCGGCCGTCGGTGGTTTGGCCTGCCACCGCGACGCGTTTGAATTTTGCTTTCTTCGCCATGAGCTGGGATCCCTTTGGTGATTGGGTGGTGGTGTCGCGGTTATGGTCTGGGTGACAGGCGGGATCGTGCAATCGGCGGCCAGTGTGTACGGAGCTGGCACACTGGCGGGGTGGCGTTTGGATGGGTTGCGGCTGGGTAGACTGGCGCCATGACGACAGCACCCTTACTTTTCCCCCATATCGAACCCAGACGGCAGGCCATGCACCTGTTCTTCCAGGGCTATCCGCTCCGCGCCATTGCTGAATTGCTGCAGACGCCGGAGGGGACTATCTCGACCTGGAAGAAGCGCGACGGCTGGGATGACATCAAACCCATTGACCGGGTCGACTTCGCCATCGAGGCGCGGATGTGCCAGCTGATCGCCAAAGAGGTGAAAACCGGCGGCGACTTCAAGGAGATTGACCTGCTGGGCAGGCAGTTGGAGCGGATCGCCCGGGTCAACAAGTACAGCGACGGCGGCAACGAGGCCGACCTCAACCCTAAGGTGGCGAACCGCAACAAGGGGCCGAAGAAGGCCCCCGAGCGCAATGTGGTGGAGCCCGAGCAGCAAGAGCGGTTAATCGAGCGGTTCGAGTCGACCATGTTCGGTTACCAGCGCACCTGGTACGAAGCTGGCAACCAGCACCGGATCCGCAACCTGCTCAAGTCTCGCCAGATTGGGGCGACCTACTTCTTTGCCTTTGAGGCCTTCATCGATGCCCTGGTCACCGGGCGCAACCAGATTTTCCTGTCGGCCAGCAAGGCGCAGGCCCATGTGTTCAAGCAGTACATCATCCAGTTTGCCAAGGAGGAGGGGGTGGAGCTCAAGGGCGACCCCATGGTGCTACCGAACGGGGCGCACCTCTACTTCCTCGGTACCAACGCCCGCACCGCCCAGAGCTACCACGGCAACATCTACATGGATGAGTACTTCTGGATCCATGGCTTCCTGGGGTTCCGCAAGGTGGCCTCCGGCATGGCGATGCACAAGAAGTGGCGCCAGACCTACATTTCCACCCCGTCCAGCCTTTCCCATCCCGCCTATGCGTTCTGGTCCGGCGCCAACTTCAACCGCGGCAAGGCGAAGGCCGACCGGGTCGAGATTGACCTGAGCCACGCCAATCTGGCCAGCGGTAAGCTGTGCGCCGATGGTCAGTGGCGTCAGATTGTCACGGTCGAAGATGCGGTGCGCGGTGGCTGTGACCTGTTCGACCTGGATCAGCTGCGCAGCGAGTATTCCGATGATGAATACCTCAACTTGTTGATGTGCATCTTCATGGATGACACGTCCAGCGTGTTCCCGTTGGCGATGTTGCAACGGTGCATGGTCGATAGCTGGGAGGTATGGGAGGACTATAAGCATTTTGCCCTGCGACCAATGGGTAACCGGCCGGTGTGGATCGGCTATGACCCGGCCAAGGGTGGCCAGGGTGACAGCGCCGGTTGCGCCGTGCTGGCTCCGCCGGCTGTACCCGGCGGTAAGTTCCGGGTGCTCGAACGTCACCAGTGGAAAGGGATGGATTTTGCAGCCCAGGCAGAGGCAATCCGCCAGATGACTATTCGCTACAACGTTGCCTACATCGGAATCGATACCACCGGGATCGGGGAGGGTGTCTATCAGAATGTGAAGGTGTTCTATCCCGCTGTTACCGCAATCCAGTACAACCCGAGTGTGAAGATCCGCATGGTCATGAAGGCTATCGATGTGATGAACAAGGGGCGGCTGGAGTTTGACAGCGGTTGGAATGATTTGGCAGCCGCTTTTATGAGTATTCGCCGGGGGGTAACCGCCGGCAAGATGCCGACCTTTGAGTCGAGCCGTTCCGAAGAGGTCAGCCACGGCGATATTGCCTGGGCAACGATGCAGGCCCTGTTACACGAACCGCTGGCAGGTGCCACCGGTGCCAATACCAGCATGATGGAGATTTTCGCATGAGAAAGCGCCGCCCGCAGCGCCATACCTCGCCGGTGACGGCGACCCAAGCCGCAACCAGCCAGACCATCGAGGCGTTTACCTTCGGTGAGCCGGTGCCCGTGCTCAGTCAGCGGGAGGTGTTCGACTACCTGGAAGCCATGCACAACGGGCGCTGGTATGAACCGCCGCTCTCGCTCAATGGCTTGTCGCGGGTCTACCGGGCCGGGGTACACCATGCCTCTGCCATTCAGGTAAAGCGCAATATCCTGCGCTCCTGCTTCATCCCGCATCCGAAACTGAGCCTGGCCGCCTTCACCGGGCTGGCGCTGGACTATCTGATCTTCGGCAACGGCTATCTGCAGGCGGTGCAGAACCGGCTCGGCGGGGTGCTGCGCTATGACCACCTGCGGGCCAAGTACACCCGGCGCGCCCTGGACTTGGACACCTATTGGTGGATTGCCCAGCCCGGCCAGGAGCAGGCGCTGCCGGCCGGGCGTGTTGGCCATGTGATGGAGAGCGACATCAACCAGGAGATCTACGGCATCCCCGACTATGTCGGCGGGCTCAATTCCACCCTGCTCAATGAGTCTGCCACCCTGTTTCGCCGCAAGTATTACGAGAACGGTTCCCACGCCGGGTTCATCATGCACATCACCGACGCGGTGCAGAACGAGGGCGACATTGCGGCCTTGCGTGAGGCGCTGCGCCAGAGCAAGGGGCCCGGCAACTTCCGCAACCTCTTGCTCTACACCCCTAACGGCAGCAAGGACGGGGTGAGGCTGATCCCGGTTGCCGAGGTGGCGGCCAAGGATGATTTTCTCTCCATCAAGAACGTCAGCCGCGACGACCAGTTGGCCACCCACCGGGTACCGCCCCAGTTGATGGGAGTGATGCCGAACAGCACGGGCGGGTTCGGCGATGTGACCAAGGCCGCCCAGGTGTTCGACATCAACGAGATCGACAGCATCAAGGCCAGCCTGCTGGCGCTCAATGACTGGGCAGGGGAGGAGGTGATCCGGTTCAACCCCTACAAGCTGGCCGCCGGTATCGAGCAGGCCAGCCAAGGCGACATGCTGCGCTGACCCTGCCTGTGCATCCCGACCACCCCGCCACCTGGCGGGGTTTTCTTTTGCCCCTCACATGGCCGCATCAGCGGCCCGCTGCTGCATCACCGATGCGGGCTATCCTTGCACCCTCGCAGATCCTTTCACGCGCATCCTGAGCGGCTGGCGCAGCCTGCTGCCCCCCTGCCAGCACCGCTGGCGCGCGATCGGGACCCCGCCTCGCCTGCCCGCTTTATGTGTGGAAAATCATGCAGGTGAACGACTGAGGTCGGGAAACGGCTCCCTGCGCCAGCGCTGGCCGCGCGGGTGATAACGGATCCTTTTTGCGATCCTTCACTTTCCGTCAGATCCTTTCACTCAATCGCTATTGTGGGCTGTGTAAAAAAATACGATAGCTCGGGAGCCAAACGCCGAACGGTGATCGGATTTTGGCACCTTGCTATACTGGTTATCCATACAGTGTTTTGTGAGATTGCCCGTATGTTTGCTCAACCCACTCCTGATGCTCCCTTGTTGGAGCTGCCCCTGTTTCTCTCCCCGGTGGCCTGTGGCTTTCCGTCGCCAGCGCAGGATTACACCGAGCAGACCATCGACCTCAATCAGCTGTGCGTGGCGCACCCAGCGGCCACCTACTTCGTGCGGGCGGCCGGTGACAGCATGGTCGACCACGGGATCCGCGATGGCGATCTGCTGGTTGTGGACCGCAGCCGCAAGGCGGTTCATGGCAGCGTGGTGATCGCCGCGGTCGATGGCGAGTTCACGGTGAAGAAACTGCAGCTTGAACCCACAGTGGCGCTGCTCCCGGGTAACCCGGCCTATCGGCCCATCCATTTCAGCGAGGGGCAGGAGCTGGAAATCTTCGGGGTGGTGACCTGTGTCGTGCACATGATGCCAACCCCATGAACAAGCACTGCGCCGTCGCCCTGGTCGACGTGAACAACTTCTACGCCAGCTGCGAACGGCTGTTTCGCCCCGACCTCAAGGGGCGGCCCATCGTGGTGCTCTCCAACAATGATGGCTGTGTGGTGGCCCGTTCGGCGGAGGCCAAGGCGCTCGGCATCAAGATGGGGGTGCCGTACTTCCAGATCCGCCAATTCTTCGAGGCCATGGGCGGGGTCTGGTTCTCCAGCAACTACGCCCTCTATGGCGACATGTCGAACCGGGTGATGACCATTCTGGAGGGGATGGCCCCCGTAGTGGAGGTCTACAGCATCGACGAGGCGTTTATCGAACTGAGCGAGTCCTGGGCGGGCGACCTGGTGGCCTATGGCCGCCAGATTCGCGAGCGGGTGCAGCAGTGGACGGGGTTGGCCGTGGGGGTCGGCATCGGCCCCACCAAGACGCTCGCCAAGCTCGCCAACTACGCCGCCAAGAAGTGGCCAGCCACCGGCGGGGTGGTGGATCTGCGGGATGAAGCGCGGCGCGCCCGGCTGATGGCGATCACCCCGGTGGACGAGATATGGGGCATTGGTCGGCGGCTCACCGCCAAGCTGGAGGCCCAGGGCATCAAGACCGTGGCCGACCTGGTCGCTGCCGACCCTAAGGCGCTGCGGCGCCGCTATGGCGTGGTGGTCGAGCGCACTGTGCAGGAGCTGCGGGGGATCCCCTGCGCCGAGCTGGAACAAGAGGCCCAGGCCAAGCAACAGATTATCTGCTCGCGCTCGTTTGGGGAGCGCATCACCCAGATCGGCCCCATGCACCAGGCGCTGGCCGGCTACATGGAGCGGGCCGCCGAGAAGCTGCGGGGGGAGGGAATGTGCTGCCGGCACGTGACCCTGTTCATTCGCACCAGCCCGTTCAGCGACCGGGAACCCTATTACGGCAACCAGGTGAGCACCAAGCTGGCCATGCCCACCCATGACACCCGGGCGCTGCTGGCCCTGATCCCGGAACTCCTACCCCGCATCTGGCGCGATGAGCAGCGATACCAGAAAGGGGGCGTCATGCTGGCCGACTTCACCCCCGCCAACATGCAGCAGGGCGACCTGTTCGCCGCACAGCAGCCATCCCCGCGCAGCGATGCGCTGATGCAGGTCATCGACAAGATCAATCAGGGGCGGTTGGGGAAGGTCTACTTTGCGGCCCGCGGCCGCGACACCCGGGAGTGGATGATGAAGCGGGAGCAGTTAAGCCCCCGCTATACCACCGCGCTCGGCGAGCTGCCGGTGGTGAAGTGAACTACTCTATACCCATCTTTGCCAGTGGACTGCAGGGTCGAACATTCACGCTCCGAGACCAAAGGCTACGCCCACGCCAGAAAATGTATTGCGACTAAGCTGCATGCCTCCGAGACTTAGCCCAGTTGAATTGCCATGCACATTTAAGCCAAGTGGCCGGAAATCAATGTTGGAGACAACGGCTTTGCCGTCACCTCTCGATTCTACAGTGAGCACTTCTCTTCCATGCACTGATACTATGACCTTATGTCCAGCGGATGATACGTGGGCTGCCGGATGAGTTGATTTCGAGTCGGAGACGATCGTAACGAACTCTTTGCTCTGTGGAGCAGCTACAGCTTGTAGCCACACCCGCGGCGAAGGGCCCTTACCGATAAGTAGTGGCAAGACCTTACCCATTGCAAAGATGTGGCCGCCGCCAAGAATGCTGTTACTGCAAAAGCTCAAGTTTTGGTATGGCGTGTAGCCAGTCGGAATACTCTCGGTAGTGATCATTTTTGCCCCCGAATGAACTGGCGGGTCTTGGGTGCTGACTTGAAATGTGTGGCCATCCTGCTTAGAAGCTCCTTCTTTTCATTGGGAAGGGATTTGCCGATGAGAAAGAGTACAAGGCTTATGGCGAGACCAACAACAAGAGCCCACCACTCGCTTTGTGAGATCTTTTCTGGCTTTCCAGCTATTTCAGAGATCAACTTTGGGAGAAGACTCATGCCATAGCCCATCACAACAAATAAGATATTCAGAGACCAAGTAGACCAAGGGCTTCCGTCGTTCTTCAAGCGAAGGAAGTCGGCTTCGCATAGCGGGAAATCTTCTTGAAAGGTGCCGATGGAAACACCTGTGAAGAGGTTCTCCGTCACTAAAGTCTGCGTAATGACCTGATTCTCAAACACACCTTGAGTCATTGGGTCTCCCTGAACTTGGTTCATTGAAGCTTTGGGTCTAATGGCAACATCATCGTAGTCATGGCATAGCTGGCGTGCTCTAACCGTGATTGGATGGAAGGCGGTGTTAATCCTTCCGTATAGCTCCGCCAATCACATGGCTGGCACTGAAAAAATACTTTCAGATCATGATATTACCAGCCAACCCCCAGTGTCTATGTGTATTCGTTTGACTTTCCTTTGTGGCGTTGCTTTTGCCACTGTTCGGAAACACGATCAAGGAGCTGAAATGGAAAACGCCACCCCATCTTCGTCTTCGTGAACAAGGCACGATTGTGAATCCCGGCGCAGGGTCTCCAGCTGCTCGCGTTGGCGGGTGGAGAGCGCCACTTCCACTCGCTTGATGCCTAGAGCGGCCTGTCTCGCAAGCTGGGCCTGCTTTCGCTCCCTCGCCTCCTTTGGTTTGCTCATACAGCCCCCCTTCTGGCAAACGACCCCTGTCGCGCCCGGGTGGCCTTCCATACCTGCTTGGGAGCTGGGCCGACAGACAGCACCCGCTTTGCCTTCTTGGGTAGGGTGATAGTGTCCAGCTCGCCCTGGTAGAAGGGGAACCAGGCATCCTCGAACCGGATGACCCGCTCCATGCGGTCTAGCAGCAGATCGCAGAGATGGCGGTCAGTGGCCGGCAGGCCATTGAGTTCGCGAGTGATGGCAGTGCGACCCGCCGATCCCGGCGGGTGCTGCTGGAGGATGGGCCAGAGCCGCAGGCAATACGGCTGCAGGCGCTCGACGTCGGCGCGGGTGATGATGTCAATCATGAGCTTGGCCCCTCGTACTAGTTCCGCATCCGCTTGGCTATCTGCTCCAGCTTTTCGGCCATGTACCACATGTCGTTGTTGTCCTTGCGAGACACGACCTTGCAGCGATGAACGTTCCGGCCGATCAGGATATTGGCGGCCAGCAGTACCAGCCATGCTTCGAAATGGCGGCGAATCCAGTCTTTCATGCCTGTCCCCCAACCACTTCTTGCAACCCTGGTTTCATGAACACCAGCCAATGGGTCATGCCGGAGCGCCCAGATACCTGACCGAATAGTGGCTTGTGCGGAGTCAAAGCCAGCACATCGCTGACTTTTACTTGTGTTTCGTTCCACTTGAACACCAGGACTCCTTCTGGCTCCAGAACCCGGAAGCACTCGGCAAAGCCAGCGCACAGGTCTGAGCGCCAATCGTCAGACAGCTTGCCGTACTTGGCAGCCAGCCAGCTTTTGGGGCCAGCACGTTCAAGGTGCGGCGGGTCGAAGGCAACCAGCTTGAATGCACCATCAGCAAACGGCATGTTGCGAAAATCCATCAGGCAATCCGGTTCGATGCGCAAGGTGCGGGTGCCGTCCTCCCGGTGCGTCCTGTCCGTGACAGTCAAAGTCTCGCGCCGCTTGTCGGCAAAGATGGCGAGCGGATTCTGTTTGTCGAACCACATCATCCGACTGCCACAGCAGGCATCCAGTACCGGCTTACCTACAGTCTCCACCGCGGTGGCCACCGCCTGTTCTTGCAACTTCAAAGCTCCATTCATCGCAATTTCCTCATTCCACGCCCAGGCGCGCCCGCGCCTTGGCAATATCCGCCTCGTGGCGGTCGTTGTCGGCTTGCATGCTCGCGACGCGGGCCTGCTCCAGTTCGGTGGGCTGGTAACTGGCCCGGTCCTCTTCGTCATCCAGCAGGCGGGTGAAGATGGCGATCGCCTCTTCGGCCTGCGCCAGCGGCAGGGCGGCCAGCCATTCGGTGACGCTGCCGCCTGAGTGCATCAGCTCGTGGGCCTGCTGTTTCAGCGTATCGCTGCTGGCTGCCCGCTTGCTGGCCTGCTCTGCCTCGACCTCGGCGGTCAGCTGGTCGGCCACGGCATCTCCGGCACCCGGCCAGTTGCGGGTCACAATCAGCCGATCGCCGACCAGTCGCACATATTGGCCGTCGGCATTGATGATGCTGCCGTGCTGCAGCAGGGAGGCGTTGCTCTCATCAAGCCCCATTCGGACCAGCTCTTTAGCCAGAGCGGATCCTTCAACCCCTGATTTGGATCCTTTCGTACAGTTATTGACAGAACTCCGAGGGGGGCGGCTGCCGCCGCCTGAGGGCAACTCGCTGCGCTCGCCCACTGCAAGCTCGCGCTGCTCGCCCAAACCCGACCCGGTGACGCCCTTGCGCACTATCTGCCAGCCCTCGGTGCGGGTGATGGCGGTGGTCATACCGATGTCGGTGATCACCCCCATCAGGCGCAGCACATCCTCGCCATACTTGTTGGCGGCTTCATCGAGGCGCTTGGAGAGCTTGATCAGATGGTCTTTACGCGGGGTATCAATGCCGCCCATGACCTCGATAAAGCGGCCCCACATTTTGTTGTCCGCTGCATAGCGGGCTGCTTCCAAGATGCAATCCCACTCGATCACCTCGTCACCCAGTCGGCGCAACTCGCGCCACACGCTCACAGCCGGGCCGCCTATCTGCTGAAACTGGCGTATACGCCAACAGCTCGCCCAGGCCGCGACCGCGATGGTGGTGTGGTCGACCGGGGCCTCTGCCTCGTAGTCCATCCCGACCTTGTGGCCGTCGATGTTCTTGGCGATGTACTTGGCGATGTAGCCGGTGGCGCTGCCCTTGGTTGGGTCGATCTCCTTCCAATTCACCCGTGGGTTGATGGCCTTGACCACCGCCGGGCTGCTCACATCGAGCAGCCACTTGATGCGCGGCATCTTGTTGCGGATTTTCATCCCGGCCAGCGCATCGAGCTGGTCGCCGTTGGGCATCTTGAGCTCGGCCCGTTCGGTGGCGGTGAAGTGGTAGGCAAGCAGGGTCAGAAAGTCGCGTTGGTGCTCGGGGTTGATAAACAGCAGGCAATGCCAGTGCGGGGTGCCATCGTGGTGCGGCTCCACCACCCGAAAACCGAAGGCCATGATCCCCTCGCGGGCCAGTGCGGCCCGAAAGCGCGCCCACTGCTTGCACAGCAAGCGGTTAGTCTCGGTCGGGCAGGCGCCGTTGAACTTCTCGTTCTGGTAGGTCTTCGCCTTGTCTTTGCTGCCCTGGCGCCAGGCGTGATAGCTGGAGGGGGCGGTCAGTGTGAGGAACAGGCCCAGTTTGCCCTGCTCCTGTGCCATGTCTTCAAAGCCCCGCATGCGCACCATCAGCTCATGACGGCGGATCTCGGGGTTGGCGACCGAGCCCATCACCGCATCGACCAGGTCAATCTCTTGCCCCAGATCTTCGTTGACGGCGCTCATGCCAGCCATCCAGGCTTGCTGGGCTGCTTTACGCTGGGTGAACTCACGCACGGCGTGCGCACTGGCGTAGGGGCTGACCCCCTTGCGCACCTGGCCGGTGAGGATGGCGATCAGCTCGCAGTAGATGGCCCAGGCGCGGTTGATCTTGCGTAGCCACCACGACTCGTCGAGCAGGCGCACCAGCAGGCTGGCGGCGGCTCCCTCGAACTTGTCCACCTCGTCAGCAAGATCATCCCGCTCTTCCTGGCTCAGTGGGCGGCCCAGCAGGCGTTCTACCTTGGTGCGCGGGTGAATGGGGAGGGGAGGGCAGAAGTGCCACGCCTTGGCCTGGGCCCCGATATCGGCCAGCAGCTCCGTGGCGGTGCGCTCATGGCCCGCCGCCGCCAGCAGTTGCTGGCAGCGACGGGCCCACTCGGCGGCAACCAGCTCGCGGCGCACATCGTTGCGAAGATCAATCACCGGTATCGGAAACCGGCTCTGTGCGGCGGCGCAGGCGTCGACCATGCGGCGCAGCCAGATGTTGGCGGTCTTGGGGTTGGCCGGGTAGCGGCGCAGGAAGGTTGCGGCCAGCGGCTTGGCAACGTGCCACTCGATGCGGGCAAGTTGCTCGGCCGCCCCGGCCATGTTGATGGCGTGGTGCCCCACCAGATAGTGCTGGGGCAGCTGTATCCCGTGCAGGTTGGTGATGGCGGCCATCATTTACACACCCCGCACTTTTCGGTCACATACTCGTTGGGTTGCAGGTAGCGGCCGCAGGTGGAGCAGGTCGGTACCATGTCCAGGGTGGCGAGCCGATCAGACCAGCAGGTGGCCTCGCAGAAAAACAGGCTGGTGAGCCGGTTGCCGTCCAGGATGACCGGGCGCACATGGCCGAACTCGCCGCAGCAACTGCAGCGCATCGAGGGGCGGGCGTTGGCTGGGTCGGTCTTCACCACGGTTTCACTGGCGGCGCGGGCCAGTGGCCAGCAGGTTTCGACGCAGTAGGGGTAAGAGCGGCGACCGTGTCGGCCCGCTACCGGCAGGCAAACCGCCATCTGGCGGCACTTGGTGCAGGGCTCAAGCGTCACGATATGGCTGTTTGCAGGGCGCACGACGCCCAAAGCCGGGGCAAGCCCGGCTGGTTTTTGGTGAGTCATTAGATGGAGTTCCCTTTAGATTTACTGGCTCTGGTTGAGAACTCGCGACAGCAATCGTTCCATCCTTCTACGCGTCCGCGCAGGAATTGCTCATCGTCACGGTCGTAATCGCCATTTTCAAATTCGACATCAAAGTCAATCTCATCAGGAACGTGTGGACGGTCCTGCTGTGTCGAGTCAGGCACCTCAATTTCGATGGTCTCTGCATGCATCAGCCGGATGCGCATTTCTGGTGTGATCTGGATGGATAACTTCATACCGCACCCCCAGCATGCAGTGTTCTGACTTTGCTCGATGCCTGACGGGCGGCCTGACGGGCTTGGCGGCACAAGGTCAGATGGGTTCTGGCCGGGGTGCGCTGGCCATAGGGGCCATCTGCGCGCAGGTCTACCAGGTCAAGCTGCAGGCCGTGCAGGCGCGCTTCGGCGTTCAGCATTTTGTCGACCCACTGGTCGATCAGGCGTTGGTGGCTCATTTGATGGTCTCCCCCAATCCGTGGAGTGGTTCGCACTCGGCCCACCACTCGGCGATCTCTTTAGCCAGCGCCAGTTCGGCGCTGCCGACGGCAAGCCAGTACACGGCGCGAATGGCGCCCAGTGCCAACAGTTCCCTAGTCGCTTGACGGTTGCGCAAGGAATCGCTGTCGACTAATGCGCAGGTGAATTCAGCCTGTGCGGTTTCCCAGTGCTTGGTCAGCTGGCTGACCGGTGCGGGCGGCTGCATATGGGCGGGGCCAGATTCGGCGCCGCCCAGCTCGTCGATCGGCGGCTCCAGTTCGAACATGTCATCAGTCACAGGGCACCCCCTTGCATCTCATGAGCAAAAGGCGGCTGGAATACCACGGTGCTGTCTGGGCCGCTGGCCATATCCACGCCGATGATGTGCGGGCCGTCCATAAATGGCAGGTCACCATCAGCCAACTGCTCGACTTCAACCTCTGGCGGCATGAATACCAGTCCCTGCTCATCGTCCTGCCACCTAAAGCAAGCCTTGGCATCGGTGACCAGCCATTCTTCCGCTTCCTGCGGATTGGCCTCGGCATAGGTAATGAACATTCGAAGGAACGGCATTCCGCCGACGTATTTGGTAATGGAGGAATACAGGGACATCACCGGCGGCCGCTGGCCACCCTGCAGGATCTCGAGGCGCTTGGTCAGCTCGGCGTAGATGTCGAGCAGGGCCAGCTCGTCGGCCAGTTCGGCCAGCGCCTCAAGGCTCGCCTCAATGGCGAGGCAGTGACATGCCCCGAGCTGGGGGCGATGGGTATTAATGAGGCTGTTCGCGACTTTGCGGATCGCCTGTTCTGCTGTAAGATTGTTCATGAGGTTTTCCTCGCTGATTGATTGAAAGCCCCGCTGGTGCGCCAACACCGATAGCGGGGTTTTTTATTGGCCGCTTCCGGCCACCTTCTGCAAAACCGCTCTGCGGCTTTCCAACATGCCGGCCTGCTTGTTGAGCTCGGCCCGGCGCTTGTTCTCGTGTTCGGCCTGTTCCTGCTCGCTGCGGGTCGGCCCCTCAATGCGGCGGGTGGTGCGGTGCCACTCGCGGCGGTGCAGCACGCCGCCATCAAACTCATGCAGGGTTGCCATCAGCTCACCCAGGGCGAGGCGGATCGCCTCTTGTTGGTCAAAGTCGAACTGGTCCAGCTCGCGCCCGGCTTGGGTGGTCGACACCCCGGCGGCGTAACAGATGACGGCGCGGGCCCGGGTCGGCAGGCGTGACCAGCGGCTGGACGCCCCATTGCGGCCGAACTTGGCGCGCATCTCTGCCAGCGCCACCTCTGCGGCGCTGGGTTGTTGAACGAGCTCGAAAATCTGTGCGGTGTTCATGGGGCGGCCCTCCGGTTATGCCTGCAGCAGCTTGGTCAGCCAGTGCGGGCGAGGTTGATGGCACGGCTGGAAGCGCAGCGCGCCACGGCGGCCCTGGCTGTCTTCCAGATAACTGCCGTCGAAACGGGTGGTGTTGCGCATCACCGGCTCGTCACCGCTGGTGACGACGGTGGCGCGGTTGAACAGCAAAAACGGCAGCGGGATCAGCCCCGGCTGCTCGGCGCGCAGTTTCATGCTGACTCCTTGAGCGGGACGCTCTTCGACATGGTTTTGTGGTTTTTGCCCACGCCCTTGCAGGACGGCAGCACGATGGCCGGATTGGGCATGGCGGATGGGCTGATGGTGCCGACGATTTCAAACGCCGCCTTGAAGGTGTGGCCGCAGTCGACATTGCTGCAGGCGTAATAGGCGTGGCCTGTCAGCGGGCTCATTTTGGTGGAGTTTCGGGTATTCGCGTGGTAACCGCAGTGGGGGCAAATCAATCTCATGGTCTGGTCTCCTATGCGCCGATGGCGGCGCGGGCCATATCGGCGGCGCACGCGAGGCTGGGGATGGCGTGAAAGCGGTCCTCGACCTCGGTAGCCAGCAGCACAAGGTGCTCGATGCCTGCCCAGATGCCGGTGACGACGGTGTTTCGGTGTGATTTGGTGACGCGGTCACCGGCGAGGAGGGTGGTGGCCTGGGCCGTGACGCCCAGGATCTGGGCCCCCGCATTGAGCGCCTGTTGGGCGCGAGCCTCTGGGGCAACCTGGGCGGCATCCGGCAGACGAACGGCGGTCAGGCCGCAGTCAAACAGCAGGCCATCAAACAGGGTGTCGTCGCCGGTGGCGTGGTAGAGGGCAACCAGATCCCTAGCCGTCAGCTGATGCGGCTGGTCAGGGTTCAGCTTGTTGCGCAGCATCTGCTCCCCAATCTCTGCTGACCTGGCCACTTCGGCGAGGTTGTACCTTGCTGCGAAAAGTGCGCACGCAGCCTCATAGCTATGCTGTTTGGATGCAGTCTGTTCAAACATGGTTGCCTTTCCTTGAATGACAGAGACTCAACGAGAGACAAGTGCTGCTTGATGGCATTCCATCCGAAGCGCTTCGAGGTTGATGACCACTTTTTGCCGCAGACCGGTTTTCGGCAGGATAGGAAGGCGCCCCGCCTCGATCATCGATTGGACGTAGTCCTCAGTGAAACCGGTCATCTCGGCGAACTTTTCCTTGGAGCAGACCGGAAAGGTGAATGCTGGTTGCATTTGTGTCATGATGGAAACCTTCTCTCTATTATTTCGGCTAATACGCCTTTATTTGACGTTATCAACTCTAAAATAAAGCTGAGAAACTCACCTTTCTCTGCCTTATTGCAGGGTGATGATGGAGCTGGTCATGCGATTTGTCAAGATCGCGTACCCCATATTCTCCATTTTTTGCCAATGGTGCTTTCGCTTATGGAAGAATTTAAGGTTGGTTCGTTTGACTCTGCTGGGTTCGCAAAAAGGCTTATCGAGGTTAGAGGCGAGGAATCGAGACGTTCTCTGGCCATTCGTGTAGGGATGGCTGATTCGTCCATCTATAAGTATGAACAGATGGATGCGCAGCCTAATGTGGAGCGATTGGTTGCGATTGCCGTCGCCACAGGCGTTGATCTCAGGTGGTTGGCGTGTGGTGATGACTGGGAGCGCATCCTGGCTGGCGCGACGGCTATCCCCTCATCAGGCGAATCAGCCAAAGAAGCCAAAGAAGCGGCGGCAGACTACCTGGCTCATACCCCGAAAGTTGAAGTGGCCCCAAGCCCATTGATGGGGGCCAATGACGACTTCACCTTTATCGACAGTTACCAGGTGTTTGCATCGGCCGGCCAGGGCCAGTTTGTCAGCGACGAGCAGAAGTCTGAACCGATGGCGTTCCGTACCGAGTGGCTGAGAAAGGAAGGGTTAAAACCGGATCGGTTGGCAGTGATCCGGGCGAAGGGCGACAGCATGGAGCCCACCATCTCTGACAACGACATCATCCTGCTGCACCTGGCCAACGGCGATGCGCCGAGGGATGGCTTACATGTAATTCGGATGGAGGGCGGGTTGTTCGTGAAACGCCTGCAGTTCTCTCCCCTGGGCGACGTGAAAGTGGTCAGTGACAACCCCACCTACCAGTCATGGGACTTCACCAAGGAACAACGGGCAGACCTGCATGTAGTTGGCCGGGTTGTCTGGGCTGGAAAGAAATTCTGAGTTTGGTGACGATCACCTCTATCGAATAACAATGAGCTGAAGGGATAAAAAATGAACAATAAGGTTGTGTTGGCAATTGCATTATCTGCAGTGCTGTTCGGTTGTGGACCCATGGATCCTAAGACCACGGTCTTACCATCTGACATATCTACCTGGAAAACTGATACCAAATTGGAAGGTGCAGTCAAGAAGTTAGGCGAAGAGGATAAGCGCTTATTGCTGGCTTATTCGGTGAGAGCCGGCATGGGCCAAGCCTTTGGTGGTGAAGGCATCCCACAGGGTACAACCATCGGATCTGCAATAGAGACCCAAAAAGCGTGGGAAGAAGCACAACGCCAAGCGAAAGCGCAGCAGGAGGCACTGGCTGCTGAGGTGAAAAAGAAGCAATTGGAGAGCCTGAAAGAGATGAACGCAGCTCTGACTACAAGCTTGATGGAGCTCAACTACGTTCCTTCCGACTACCAGGCAAGAAGGATCTCGGACCTCTTTGAGGTACAAATCGCGTTTAAAAATAACACCGGTGAGAAGATGATTGGCGTTCGTGGAACCGTTGTATTCAAAGATGTGTTTGGCGAAACAATCAAGCGTATCAACCTCTCGAATGATGGCGACATTCCTGCTGGACAGACAGTAATTTACAACGGCAGCTTCGACTACAACCAGTTCATGGATGAAGATGTAAAACTGCGGAACACTGAACGCAGCAAGTTGACCTTCGAGTGGGAACCAGACATCTACATTTTCGAGGGTGGAAAGAAGCTGACTATGCCTGGGCGAAATGGGTAACCCGTTAAAGCGATGGCGATTCAGCGGCTATGACCGTCCGTAAACTCACCGACGGCTCAAACAACCCCTGGTTGGTTGAGGTCTACCCTCAGGGGCGTTCCGGGCCCCGCAAACGCAAGCGCTTCGTCACCAAAGGCGAGGCGCTGGCGTGGGAACGATTCATTCTGGATGAGCATCAGGCCAAGCCCTGGCTTGGGAAGGATGCGAAGGAGCATCGTACCCTGCAGGAGCTAATCGGCCTCTGGTACAAGTTGCACGGCCAGACCCTAAAACGCAGTGAGGTTCGCTTGGCCAAGCTGCAGATCATCTGCAACGGAATGGGCAACCCCAAGGCGATCGATATTACCCCCTCGATGTGGGCGCACTATCGGGCCAAGCGAATGGCCGGCGAGATAGATAACGGCTGGAATGTGGGTGCCAAGAAGGCGATCACCGCCAGAACGGTCAATCAGGAGCTGGCGTTTCTCAAAGCCGTGTTTGGTGAGCTAATCCGGTTGGGGGAGTGGCAACATGCTCACCCGTTGCAAATGACGACAAGCATCAAGACGCCCGACTCTGAGATGACCTTCTTACTGCCGGGGCAGATTGCCGAACTCCTCCATGCTGCCCAGGAGTATCCCAACCCAGACTTGGCTCTCATCATCAAGATCTGCTTGGCGACTGGCGCACGTTGGCGAGAGGCGGAGGCACTGACCACCTCGCAGGTGACCCCGTACCGGATCACCTATACCAACACCAAGGGCAATAAAAACCGGACGGTGCCGATCAGCCCGGTGCTTTACGATGAATTGATGGCTGGCGTGAAAGGTGGGAGCTTGTTTACTCCCTGCTATCTGGATTTCGGGCGGGCGTTGAAGACGACGGGGATCGAGTTACCGGATGGGCAGCTCACCCATGTTTTGCGGCATACCTTTGCCAGCCACTTCATGATGAACGGCGGCAACATTCTGGTTCTCCAGAAAATCCTGGGTCATGCGAACATCCGTGACACGATGCGCTATGCCCACTTCGCCCCCGATCATCTTGAAGAGGCTGCCCGGCTTAATCCGCTGGAGAAGTGGCGGCAAAATGGCGGCGCAACATCTGATTATGGCCTCTAGTGCCACTTTATAACCCTTACGATTCATTGAATATCATGGGATTGCGGTGCTATGTCACACCTTAACTACAACCATCTCTACTATTTTTGGATGACTCAGAAGAAGGGCTCCGTCACGCAGGCGGCGGAAGCCCTCTTTTTGACCCCACAGACCGTGACCGGTCAGATCAAGCTGCTTG